GGTTTTGTAGTAACCGAAGTGAAGTTTACCTTTACCATCTGAAAATATTGTTTTACCTACTACTGATGCCATAATTTCTCCTTAACACTTTTTCCAACCACCACCGGCTGCTTTATACTTCTTAGCTGCCCAGCCATTAGCGTATGCTGATGGGTAAACATCAAATTTCTTTTTTGCTTGTGATTTATACGAACTCCATTTACCAGCATCGGTAGGACAATTCTTTTCCATTAAGGTTTCAACCTTTTGTCCGAATTCGTAAAGTTTTACTTCTTCTTCATTTAAATCAGATACTTCTTTTAAAGTAGTTACGATATTACCACTTGAAGTTCTCTTAGATACCATTACTGGTTCCTCATTGATGTTCTCTTCGTTTACTGAGTCAGAACATCCTCCACCACATCCACAACCACATCCACTTTTGGATTCGTTCATTCCTAAACGTTGTTTCATCTGGTCCTCTGTAATTTCACCAATCTTGTAGTATCTTGAAAGGATATGTCCCATATCTTCATATAGACCTCCCATTCTTTGGTCAAGTGCCTTAGCTTCAAGAGCAACTTTATCGAATTGTTTACCCAACTTATCCAATTCACTCATGTTTCTCTTAACTGTATGTTTATCGAACCAATCATCACCTTCTCTGATAGCAAGTGTTCTAGCTGCTTCTGTAATACCACCAAGTGTTTCAGCTACCTTTACGATATCTGATTTTCTATCCATTGATTCTTGGTATTTGTTGTAAGTAGAAACGATTTCTAGGAAGTGTTTTTTTACTTCATTAGAAAGGGGTCTTTCTTCGTTTTCTTTAAGTAGTTGGGTTAATTTCATTGTTATCTCCTTTATACTAGGTCACCTAATTTTAATCTTCCTTCATTACGAGATGAATTTGCATCTTTGAAAGATTTTAATATTGTATTTGCCAATTTATGTGAACCATTCATTTTTAAATCAAATACTAAACCTTCGATTGCAGTAGCTCCAGCCCATCCAGATTCTTGAGATGATTTTACACCTAACTCATATGCATCATCATCGACATCATCTGCATATTGAGAAGCGTACTTATCTCTGATTACCTTTATCTTTTCATCATAATCTTTATCATCAAAAGATGGATATTCTGGTTTCTCTCTTAATTCAGGTTTACCTTCTAAATCTGCAACTAACCATCTTGCTTCAGTATGGAAGTTTGCATCAGTTAAAGCTTCATATGCTGCTTGAGCCATTTTCTTTTCGTATTCTTCTTTACCCAACTTTCCTGGAGTGATTCCAGCTTTTTGAGTTGCTTTACGAATTGCTTTATTAACTTTAGGGTCTGCTTGACCAGTTCCTTCTACTGAGTTAGGTACTCCTAAATTATCACCATCATCTTTTTTAGGTTCTTCTTTATCTTTGTTAAAGATGTTTACTTTAGGAACGTCTTTCTTGTCGGTGGGAGAATCACCCCCCTTCGCCGACTTACTATCTTGATTATCATGAGTACCAGCTTTAATTGCTGAATCTCTTGCATCCTTAGTTTTGAATACAGAAACTTTACCACTATCTTTATTTATTGCAGTAAAGGATTCCTCATTAATTAAATTTTTTAAACTAATCATAATTATTTAATTTTTGTTAGTATTAGTTACACCACCTATGTTGGATAACTCAGTAGCTCTTGGTGAAGTACTACTATCTTTTGGAGTTGCTCCACCCAATGATGGTGAATTTCCACTTGAACTTGTTGATTTTGGGGTTACCCCACCTAAATTTACTGCCATAATTATAGTTCCTTTGTTTCTGTTTTATGAGTATAAAGGTCTAACTTACCATCTTCTGTTAGTTTTACTTCATAGTTAGTTTTACGTATATCATTGTAACCTTTGTATGGATTATCACCAACTTCCTTGGTAACAGTTCCTAACTTAATTTTATTATCTCTTAAATAATCTTGGATACTAAATCCCATATTGTTATTTTTTAATTTAATTCTGTTATAATTTCTCTCATTAAATCTTGTGATTTACACCACTCATTACAAACCACAGTTTGTTCTTGTAGTTGTTTGTTCACAGATTCATTCATCGGTGTCATAAAAGCACCATGTGTAGATGGGTTAGATACAAAATCCCAACCGATTAATTCAAAATCTTCACCTACTTTTACTTTACCACTATCGGCTCCTCTTAGTGGTTCTACTGAACCCATACCACGAGATGATATACCAAGAAGGATACCTGCTTTAAGTAATTCTTTTAAGATGTTACCACTTGGAGTTGGAAGTATTTCTACTGTACCTACTAAATCATCACCATCCCAATGAATCTCTCTTACGTTATGAGATACATTCTTTAAATTGATTACTGAAGAATCTGGATGGTCTAATTCACCCAATGCTCTACGTTCTTTAATAAGAGTTTCGTATTTAGTAGCTTCTCTTTCCAAAATTTCTCTTGGATAAACTCTACCATTTTGGTTTTCTGCACCAGCACGTTGTAGAATACCCTTAACGATAGTTCTTCCACTATCATCTTCGTTTACTTTACCTTCAAATAATCTGGTTTCTATTAGTAAATTACTCATTATGCTCCCCACATTCTACGTTTTTTAAACAAATCAAAAAATATTGCAGATACCTCTTGACGAATTAATTCACGAATAAGTTTTTCATCCTCGTTCGTGATTTCTTCGTTAACAAATCCCCACTTAACGTGTTGGATTTCTTCATCGATGATTTCTAACAATCTACTTTTTGTCATTTTATTTCTTTTTATTCTGAGATTTCTTAAATGCTTTATATCTATTTTTAAAATTAGCATTACCAACCTGTCCTTTATCCTTACCAATTCTTTCATTAGTAGAATCATCTTCCTTACCATCCTTCTTAGCTATTGCTTTTTGAAGTGCTGGTGGTAATTTCTTTTGAGCATCAGTTAGTTCAGATACCTGTTCTTTCTTCTCTCCTCTACCTTTCCAAGTTTTTTCAATCTTGTTAAAAAATGCTTTCTTTTCTTCATCGGACATTTTAGGAATAGATTTTCCTGCCTTTTCTAATGCTTTCTTAAAGAAGGCTTGATATTCGTTTTCCTCAATCATAGTTTCTTTTACGATTGATTTGAGTTGTTCTCTTGTTATTTTCATTAGTTCTCTATCTCCTTTAAGGTTTTTGCTATATTTACGAGTCTTTCCTTTATCTTATAAATATGTTTATTTGTTCTTTTCCAATAGTTCTGAGAATCTAACTCATTCATGGATTTTATCTTACCGTACCACTTGAAAAACTTCTCAGTTTCTGCTAATTGATATTTTAATTCTTTTAATCCCATTGCCATCTTCTTATGAGGATGCATTGTTTCATCGTTTTTTAATTCTAACCAACGATTTACAGGTCTTTTTACTTTAGCTTCGTTAATAGATTCTATAAAAATAATTACACCACCTTTAATACCAGGTGAAGCTTTATATCCTGCTTTTTTAGCTCTTTTAATAATATCGTTTCTGTCTTTATCTTTCATTGGACCTGAAACAATTGCCTTACCTTTTCTACCATCACCAACATATTCGTAAGGTCTACCACCAATAACTCTATCGATAGGACCTTCGTTTACATTACCTTCGAAAATGATTCTACCATTTCTATGGTCACCTGTAATCTTATGGACTAATGAATTAACTTTATCTGTATGAAGTTCCCATTTATTATCATCTGGTATTTTAATTTCGAATCCACCAGGTATAGATGAGTCTAATTTTATCTTAATTCTTGGATTAACCTTTCGTATGGCATCTTGAAGTTTTTTGAATTGAGAAGATGTGATTTTTTTAATCGCCTCATTGATTTCATCTTCATCGATTTTACCAACAATTTTCATCCCAAATTGAGTTGAAATTTTCTTCTTACGTTTTTTATTTTTAGAACTACCATTAGAAAAAGCAGTAGGTACATTATATCCAGCAACATTACCAGATGCAGTTGCTTCATCTAATTCCTTTTCAATTTCTTGAATAAGTTCTTCTATAGTAGATTTAAGATTTGGATTCATTGACATTTTTTATCTCCTTAATCAATTCGAATGATAACATCAATGATGAAACTTGTTCATCGGTTATTTTTTTACCAAGTTTTTGCTTCTTTAAAACATTAATAGTTTCTCTTAGTTTGATTTTAGTAATTTTATCTTTCATACCCTTATACATTGTATGTAATTCAGTAATCGTTTTTACTAATTCTTTTTCAAAATACTCACCAAACTTAGATGTATTAGTAATGTTATTAATATACTCTCTCAATAATCCTTTTTGAGAATCATCTAAGTTAGTATATTTTTTGTTAAAAGATTCCATTAAGATTTTGTAAGTTAGTAATCTTAAATCTTTTTCTTGTTTTTTGTAATCTTCAACAAGTCTTTCCTCTTTCTTTTTAAGGGTAGGAGTTGAATTAGAAATATGTTCAATGAGAGTTAGTTTAGAATCAAACGCTGATTGAACTTCAAGGATATCATTCTTTTTACCTTCAAAAAGTTTATGTACTGATGCAAGTATTTTGTAATTAGTAACAGGTGAAGATAAAAGGTTATCAATCTCAAAGTTTTCTTTAATTGACTTTACAAGATTAAATTTTTCTCTTTTTAATTTTGAGTAATCTATTTTTGTATGTGCCTCTAATATGGCATCAATAAATTTTTCAGCTTTAGTTTCCGAATTATACTTTTCGTTAATTAATAGATTAAATAATCGAAGTTCTTTGGCAAGTTCAGTTTTTCCACCAAAGAATTCTTTTACAATTTCTTTTGCGTTTTCATCACTACCATTCAATACTTCGAGGGTAATCTGACGGGTTAGTATTTCGAATAGAAAACCCGTATTCTTGAATTTTGAATGTCTTATTTTTTTCATTTTTACAATTTCCAATTACAAATATATAAAATTACTCTATTATAAATATAAATTTATAAAAGATTAGTTATTTTTACTCACTATCAAGAATATTAGACTCATCTAACATATCTTTCATTTCGTGTAAATACTTTCGTTTTGATGCAATACCGTTGATGACTTTCAACGCTTTTTCTTCGGAAGTCCGAGAACGTTTTGATGTTCTCTCTTTATCACCTAAAGGGTCTCTACCTTGTGGATGTTTATCTTTTTTATAAGTTCCACCTTCTCTTGGTCTACCACCTTTATTTTTAATTTCTTGTTTAATATTTTCTATTTGTTCTTCAATATCATCTGGTTCTTCATCTTCCATTGCAGGGTCATTACCCTCATCTTCAATAGAACGGAATCTGAATCTATCTTTCAAGTCATCTAACATAGCAACTCTCTGTTCATCTTGTTCACCACCACTTAGTTTGAAGATGTTTTCATATACCCAATCTTTAGATAACATATTAAGACCTTGAATATCTTGAGCCAATCTAATTTTCTCACTCCACAGATTTACTTTTTCTTGTTCGTAAATTGTAGATGGGTTAACCAACTGTAATTCGAAGTTAGTCATTTCTGAATCTTGGATACCTTGTGCGTATAAATGAACGATTGCTATTTTAGATAATTCAGAAATTACAGTTCGTTGTATTCTTTCAATTGTTCTAGCGAACCTTACATCTTCTGCTGCTAGAGTTGCTTTACCATTTACATTTTCTTCATATCCCAAATATGCTCTTGGAATCTTTAGAGCTGCAAATAGTTTATTCTTTAAGTAATCGATATCATCAATTGATGCTGCTTCTAAACCAGGAAGATTATCAATTTGTGTTCCACTATCACCACCACGAACAGGAAGATAAAAATCTTCTGTTAGGTTTTGCATATTATACTTTAAGTTATAATCACCAGTATTTCTATCAATGAAAGGAACTTTTTTCATCTTGTTGATGATTCTCTGCATATAGTTATCCACTTCTGTTGGTGGGATATTACCAATATCAATTTTGAAAACTCTTTTTTCTGGTGCTCTCATAATTCTATGAATCAACATTGCATCTTCCATAAGAGATAATTGTTTCCACAATCTTCTTCCATTCTCAATCATTGATTTACCATATGGCAACCAGTTAGTATCTGCTAACAATCTAAAGTGAGCGATTTCAAAGTTTTCATATTCTTCTTTACCATTCGGGTCCTCAGTAATTTTAAACTTTACTGAATTTGGATTTGATGGGTCTGTTCTTTCTAATCTTTCTGTATTGTAAACAGAGTGAGGTGTAACATTAACTACACCCTTACCTTCAGCTACTTCTAATCCTAAGAAAAAATCTCCATACTTACACATATTACGAACCCATGGCCATAGATTAAACTCTACGTTCATTACATCATAAAATAAGTTATTAAGAATATCTTGTACTTTTTGATTATCAGAATGAATCATAAGAGTATCACCAAATTCGTTCTTTAGTGTTGATTCATCTGCGTATATATCAAGTGCTGAAGCAAGAATAGGGTCATTATCCATTGCATCAAAATCTCTGAATACCTCTCTACGAACTTGTTGGTATGCCATTGATTGAGCACCACCAGCTTGTTCAAAGAATGATTTCTGTAGTTTTGTGTATCTATCTCTTAGAGAAGATAAATTTGTTTGTTGACGCTCATCACCATCAAACACTTTACGTTTACCATCTTTATCGACAGTAACGATTGCTTGTGCTCTAAAGAGTTTTGTTAACCTCCCAAAAAATGAAGTATCTGCCATGTTTTTCCTAATTTATGTTATAACCTTTATTAATTAATTTATTACCATTTTCTACAAGACCAATATCTTGCTTTGTGTCTTGGACCAGGTGAATCACAATTGTGTCTTGCTCTAAAGTTCTTTCTTGCTTCAGGATTAGATTTTCTAATCTTCATAGTTTTACCTTTAGCAGAACTTCCACCATGTCCAAAATTTACTTTGACAACATTTCCTTTGGGGTTTTTAACATATACTTTAAATTTCTTAACATCACCTTGCATCGGTTTTCCAAGTTTTACTTTTCTACCTTGATACTCTGCTTCATTCATATCAGCTTTGTATTCTTTCATAAACTCACAGAATTCTTTTATATCATAGTAGTTTTCTACCGTATATTCTTCTGTATGTATCTCTTCGTTGAGTAATTCTTGTAATGATATCATATTATTTTCTCCTAATATATAAATATAGAGTTATTTAATTAACCAAGTTAAATCTTCATTTGAATTACCAACTCTCATTTTCCAAGGGTCATCTTCAAGTGATGAGTTACCACCAAATCCCATTCCACCAACATCTAAAGAGTGTGCTCCGATTCCACCCAATGCCTGTTTGGTCAAATCAATTCCTTCTTGTCTTAATCTTAATGCAGTATCTCTAACCCACAATGATATTGCTAATGACATGGTTAAGTCATCATTATAACCTCTCATTGCTTCTGCACGATTACCGTTCCATATAAATGTAAATAACTCATCTATGGTTCTTTGTGAACGAATAGTAATATCCTTCTCTCTGATATATTGTTCTAACTTAGATATGATTAGAGGTCTTGTTTTAGAGGTTGTAGAGAAACCAGCAGTCATACTTCTCTCTTCTCTATTATACTTGTTATGTAATTGATTTTCTACATCTACATACTTTAAATCTTTACTCATATAGAAAAGATTTCCATATCCTCTATCAATAACTTGTTGGATTACTGCCCAACCAATGTTTGCGTTTTCAATTACAAGTAGTGCGTTGTTGTATTCAGTTGAAAGTGAAACTAAAAAGTTTCCAAAATCTTTTGTATCTAATTTACCTTTGTATTCTGCAACTTGAGATGATTCTTCTATATCAATTACATGACAAGCCGAGAAATCGGCAGAATCACCACGAGCAACATCGGCAACTACCATATAGGATTTTGTATAGTTTGGATACTCCCATTTCCAAAGATTTCCATCGAATCCTGTTTTTTCTATTGGTTCTTGTACATACGATTCTTTATAGAACATAAGTAATTGTGGGTCTATTACAGTATCACCTGAAGAAACGAAATCACAATCACATTCTTGTGCCGCTCCTTTAGGTCCTAATAGTACCTCTTGTTCATCTCTCCAATTTTGGTCTCTTTCAGGATGAACTGACCAATGTAATCTAATTGTATTAAAGGTATTTGTTTCTTCCTCTGCACCTACCCATGTTTTGTGAAAGAAGTTTCCTACACCATTTGGCGTAGATAAGATAATTGCATTACCCCCAGTCGATAGTGTTGATTGGGAAGATATCCATATATCTTCAATCTTATCAATAAATGCCGCCTCATCAAATACTAATAAGGATAGTGCTTCAGAACGACCAGCATCACCAGCTGCTGATGTTGCTTTTATCTGAGAACCATTTGAGTATCGAAGAGATAGTTTGTTATCCTCTACTGTTGTTTGTTTTAACCAAGAAGGTAGGTACTGATTCATTACCCTTACCTTAGTTACCAAGTTTTTAGCAACTTCTTGTTTAGTTGCAATTACTAATACATTAAAATCTTGATTGAATAACATTTTCCAAAGGGAAAATCCTGCAGTTAAGGTAGATATACCTGTTTGTCGAGATTTAAGAATAATGTTGTATCTATGATTTGCAAACTGGTCTAATGTTTTTTCTTGAAATTCATATAAGTGAAAAGGAATCTTACCACGAACTGGATGTTGAATCATACAATACTTCTTCATGAAGTATATAGGGTCTCCAGCACATTTCTGATACTCAAGCTTTATTATTTCTTTTAGACTTTGCTTAGCCATTTATTTTTTACCGATTTTCCAATACATAGAACCACCAACGAATGGCTTGTACTCACCAAGTTGATTCGACATACCTATATTAAGACCATAGATGTTCATCTTTTTAGTTTTTACTAAAAGATTACCGGTAAAGTTACCCAATCCATTTGTTTGGTCCATACCTAATCCAAATCCATAGTAGAATTCTAATTTAGGTAGTTCTTTTACGATTGTAGTATTGTAAATGGTTGGAATTTTAAAGAACCAATCAATTTCTCTTGATTCGATTCTGTTTTGTGAGATAACATCAGTAAGAATACCATATCCTAAACTACTTGCTGGTTTGTTTCCTAAAGAATCAGTAACTTCTTTTGGGAAATCATAATCAAGATTTAGGGTATCCGTTACAGTTACCTTTGAGAAATAATCTCTGATGATTGCAAGTGAATCTACATCTACTGGTATCTCAACTTCTTTTATTACTTCTTTTGTAATGTACTTTGGTACATACTTTGTTACTTTAACTTCCTTTTCAACATAAATTGTATCAGTTTCTTGTTTGATTAGTTCGTAATCTTTACCATCTACTTTTACAATTTCTTTATCACCATAATCGGATGTACATCCTCTTTGTAATGCGATAATAACCACAAGTGAAATTATTATTATTTCTTTGATGTATTTTTTCATAAGTAATGCTCCATATTAGCGTTTCGTAACTTATCAAAAGCCTCGCTTCTATCTTTTTCTAAAACATCAATTTCCATACTACCACTATGAATTAGTTCATTTATTTCTGAACGAACTTCTTCAATTGGTTTTGGAAGCTTCCAAGATTCAGTAATCTTTCCATCAGACCCCATCATCTCATATTCTTCTTTTAACTCATCAATAGATTGTCTATATGCATCTAATTTTGTTTTGCCAAAAATAATCATTCGTGTAGTAATCTTATACGTTTCATATTCTTTCCAAAGACCAGATGTTTTTATTTTATGTTCATTATCAATGGTACAATCCATACAATAACCACCTTTTTCAATAAATTGTTTATCTTTTTTGGTTATTTTAATTGTTTTACACTTAGAACTCTTACATTTTGTTTTTTCTTCAAGATATTTTCTGATTTCTTGTAGTTGTTCGGAATTTTTACCTGTTTTTACAATAAATCCATCTTTTTTCTCATATCGGTGATGCTCATCTTCCCATATGTCACCTACTTTACGAGTTTCCTCTGTTTTGGTGTATCCAATGGTAGTATTTTTATCATATTCACCAGTATGAACCATATCCAACAACTTTCTACGAGTTGGATGCATATATTTTTTCTTGAATTCTTTACCCATTGTTATATATTAGGTTATATTATTGTATATAAATATATAAAATTAAAGAAACCGAAAATTTAGAAGAAAATACCTAATATTTGATTTACGGAAGCGAATGTACCAGTAAGCTTAAAGGTATTTCCATTATATAGGAATACAATACCTTCATTTGGTACAATTTTCTTAGAACCACCAATAGATTTTAATCTACCAAGTTCTAATTTGAGTTTTTCTATTTTTTTAGGGTCACCTGATTTTCTAACATCTTTAATTGTCTTATCAATTCGTTTTTTCATATCACGAACTGCCGAATCAGCGTTAACTGTTAATGCAGATGAGGTAAACTCTAACACTTCTGCACCAAGACCAAGGAAAATCTGTTCAAACTTCATTAAGTTCTTCTTACCAATCTTCTTTTGGTCATCCTTATCTGTTTTTTTAGCCCATTCTAATGTTTTTTCATCAGAAATATTATTTTTATCTAATCTAAACTTCTTATCCATGAATGCCCATCTCTTAACTAACCCCATTTTGGTTTTGTTATCGAGTGTTGATGGTGAATTCTTATCAACCCATTGTTCCCACCAAGCTTGGTGATAGTTTGCAACACCATCGGTATCCTTTAAACTGAATTCTTTTTGTAATTTAGATATCTGTGATGAATATTTACTACGTTTCTTAGATAAATCTTGTGATTTTGGTAATTTTATAACAGGTGGGCCTTGAATTGTGTAATTATCTTGTACATCTTTGTTAACTTGTTTAATCATACCAGCTAATATTCTAGCAGCATCACCATTTTCACCAATTGCAACACCTTCATCGTTATATTCCATCGTACCATGGAACACAAGTAAAGCTTGTCCGTAAGGAATAACGTTTACTGATGTTGGGTATATCACTTCAAGGTTCATAAAACAAGCACCTTGTTTGAATATCTTATCTCTTTGTTTATCGTTAAGTGATTTGATTGCATTTGATAGGTCTTTCATCGCATAATTGTATGCATCACTCAATCCACCCCTACCTTGAAACTTATCTGATACACCCTTGATATCTAAAGCGTTCTCACCTCTGTTCTTTAGGTGTCCTTTGTTTCTGGCTGCTACTAACCTACCATCTCTCCATGAAATAGCTAGTGCTTGACCATCTGTTTTCTCTCTTGTGAACTCAAGTGTACCTTCGAGTGCACGATTTACGATATCTTTAAGTTGTCCAAAGGTTAAATTGATATCAGTATCAAATGGATGAGACATATGTCCGTATGCACCACCTTCTATTAGAAGTTTAGATTCGTTTATATGTTCTTTGTAAAACTCTTTGTGTTGAGTATCCATTGTGGTTCTCAACTTCTTCAATTCCTTATCATGATTATCCATCCATTCTTGGTCTGGATACCCATGTGGTGCAATTTCATTCTTTTGTGCGAATTTCTGTGCCTCTGCATCTCTTAGTGCTGGTAAGAATCTGAATTTTGCTCTTTTAAGAACTCTTCCTTTTTTTCTTACTACATTTTTGTGAACTATCTTTGCTTGTTGGATTGATAAATCCTTTTTAGATATACCTGGAAATAATTCTTCTCTAAATTCATCATAAACTTGTAGATATGCCTTTTTGTATGCAATTTTCTTTAGTTTATCAAGAGGTTTTCTTCTTTTCATCGTTCTTGCTCTTCTTCTTGCGATTTGAGCTCGTTTACCAGCCATCGCTGATTTTCTTCTAAGTAAATCTGCAGGTCTTAGTTTACCTTTACTTCGTTCATCGATATCTACATCCTCAGATATACCCATTTTTTCTCTCCAAGAATCAAATGCATCAAAATCGTATTCTTGTTTTTGAGAGTCCCAACCACATGAGTGACATAAGTATTTTTCATCATCATCAGATTCGATTTCCCATTGGTGATTACACTTTTCACACTTAACTTCTGTTCCTGCTAGTTCTGATATGAATCCTTCTTTAACCATTCTAAAGGTAACCACTTTTCTACCATTGATTGTTGGCATTCCATGTTCATCTTTACCGATTGATTTAATAACTGTCTTTTTGTTCTTAAATCTACCAGTCATAATAGTATCTCCAACTTTAACTGGTAATACTATGTTTTCGTTTAAAGATGCTTCGTATTCTTCTTGCGATTTCTTATCACCCTTTTGAGAATCTAAAGATGCATCTTTGGTATCTTTAGTAGTATCTAATCCTTTTACCAATTCGTAACCAACCATTGCTGCTTTACGAGTAACGTGCTTGAACCATTTAGAATAGGCATCACTTGAATAGATATCAACTTGGTTAGTTGCAGTTTGTGTACCAAGTACACCTGCTGGGAATGGTGTTACTGCTCCAACAGGTCCATCTGGATAGATTGGATGTTCGTAATAATCTTCCAACTCTTTGTTGGTAATCATATTTACTACTTCATATCCAATTTTCTTTGCTCTATCTACATTTATTTTAGAAAAAACATCGTAGTTTGGGAAGAATACATTTGGTCCATCATCTGCTTGCCCTATACCTGATTTAGAGCTTTCATTGAGTAACCACTCTTCTATCATCTCTTTAGAAATTTCAATTCCTTCATCAAGTTTATCAGTAATCATACTAAAGATGGTTGCATTAAACTTCCCGTAGGCTCGTTTATTAAAGAAATTCTTTTTCTGTTCATCAGAACCAACTGATAGTCCATTTCTTACTTCAGTACCACTTACAGAATTACCAGACATTGGAGATGAGTAAACATATCCCCTATCCCTATATCCCTCTGTTGGGTCTCCTTTGTATGGTTGAAAATATTTACCACCTAATCGGTTTTTATCTTTCTCACCAACAACAGTTACGAATGCAGTTGTTTCTTCATCGAACTTTTTAAGTATTTCTGTTGGTTTGTATGGATTTTTAACCTTATGTATTTTGGATTTGGGTATTCCAAACATAGTAGTCATAATCTTCACCTTTTCTTTGAAGTTAAAAGGTGATTTAGGTTTTTCAACCTTATCAGATGTACCAATATAAACATTATCCTTACCGAACTTTTTGATAAGGTGTTGGTAAGTACCATAGTGTCCTTTGTGCATAGGTTGAAACCTACCCACATAGATAACTACTGTTTTTTTAATAGGATTTTCATCCTCCATTATACTCTCTACGAGAAATTTGGAAAGTTCATTCATATTTGGTACACCTTATCAGTATATAAATATTGGAAAAAAGAAGATTAGTGGTTTTTGTAAATGAAAGGGTCTCTTTTACGAAGTTCTTCTAATCTTTTTTTATAAATTTTATCTTGTTTTCTTTTTCTAAAGTATTCTTTTATTTTTTGAATTATATTCATGGCCATTCTATTTTTATTTTATTAATATCTACTTTTTCTTGTATTAGTGTATTTTCTGATTTATAAGCCAATTTATCTATTAGTATAGAATCTTCTAATGATTTATATGCAAATCCATAAAAAGGAGGTACTAATATTTGTATTGGATTTTCCGTACTTATTATAAAACTTTCACTTTTTAAATAATTGTCTGTTCCTTTAATCATATTTGTAACATTTAAAAAAACATATCCATAAATACAAGTTAAAAAATTATAACAACTATCAAAATAAATACCACCAACTGTTCCTTTTTTTATCGATATCTTTAAATCTTTTTTAAATACAATACCATCAGTTCGTTCCGTTGCAGGTATCAACTTATTATGATTAAATGAATCGTAAGTTTGAGTTATAGAAGTTCCTCCTTCAAAATAGGAAGGATACTGAACTACTCGTACCTTATCGAGTATAATTCCATTATAGAAATGATAATCATCTAAAGGTCTTTCTTTATAATAAACTGTTCTTTTCTTCATATTCCCATAAACTATGAGATACCGATTCATCATGTATTTTGATAAATTTTGATACCTCTTTTTGAAAATCTTTATAATTAGGGTGTGTATCTTTCCAAATAGCAGCAGTTTCATATTCACTACTTTCCATTACACCCCAATCTAATATTTTATAGTAATAAAATAAAATCTTAATACTACTATCTTTAAATATTTCTTTTATTAATTTATAAAACTCTGCCATTTCTTTGTAATTTTCTTTTTGAACTACATAAGAAAATGTAATTTCTCTTAATCCAAGTGTACTTATAAATTCTAAGTTCTTTAACAGTAAATCCCACTTACCACCTCTACGCACTTTTTGATAAGTTTCTTTTGTTGCTGCATCTATCGAAATTTCTGCAGATTTAATCCACTTATGTGAATTTTTAATTATATTCCAATTTCTTTCATTCCACAACATGGCATTAGTATGTAAATGAATATTATCTAACTTTGGCCAATCATCTTTTTTAATAGTTTGTAAAAAGTTAAAAAGACCTGTGCTATAAAAGGGGTCGCCATATCCACTCATCATCATTGTATGAACACCCAACCCATAGTGTTTTATAATATCTTCAAATATTTGTTCAGTAGTTAGAGTATTTCCATCAGTATTTGTTATAAAGTTAGGTCTACACGATGGACAAGCCAAATTACACGTAGAGTCCCACACTACTTTAAATTGTGTAGGTGTACCCGGATATCCGAAGGTTTCTTCTGCGTGTTTGATTGGGTATACTTCTTTATATTCTTCTAAAGTATTGATATCCTCAATACCCAATCTTTTTTTACTTAATATTGGACCAGTTTCCACACCAGAATTTATTACAGTACTTAAAAATGGACAAGTATCTTTTTTACAAAATTTAAAAGAACCATCTAATACAGATTCTCTTATTTCATTTGCAGTATCACTATCCCAATTTTCTTTTAGGTTTTTATTAGAACCAATATCTTTAGTTAACCAACCAGAACAACATAATGTTTGTCTATCATGCGTTATTTCAGTAAACCCAAAGGGAAACCAACAAACAAAATCTTTTAAGTTAGTTTTATTTTTCATTTACTAATAGATTATCAATTGTTCCATATAATTTATCAAATACATTTTCAAATTTTTCGTTTCTTAGATTATCTAATTTGTCTGTAAA